GTGGTCGTGATAGAAAGCTACTTCTTTTTCGTATGCGATACGCTGTCGTTCTAAGTCACTACGCTTTTCTGTAGCATCTTGGAATTTTTGTTTCTCTTCGGGTTTATCTGATATATCATCGTAAAGAGTTTTAATAATCTCATCTTGCGTATCAATGATATCGTTTTTACTTTCTACAGTATCAATCTCAACACTCATACGCTCTTTGATTTTAGATACTTCGACTTCTTTAATCTTACGAATTTCTTCGTTATTCTCACGAGCACTGTCAATTTTAGATTCGTTTAACTCAATCTGATAAGCATTATCATTGATGTCATCAGTTGTTTCTTTCATCTGGTCTTTAGCTAACCATCCCATAGTACTGAATACTTGAATGTCTAGTAAATCCTCAATGATATCTCTTCTTGCTCCAGCATGTAATTCCATAAAGGGAACATAGGTAGCTGAACCAAGTACAACAATCTGATTAAATGATTTGTAATTGATACCAATAATAGATGTTTCTAGATACTCTTGGTAATCTTTCTTTGCTGCGTCTTGGTTAATGAGTTGACCATCTTGATAGATTTCAAATACAACAGGTCTCATTCCTCGTTTAACCATATAGTTTTTACCACCAACTTGAAAGTAAATCTCAACCAACAATTCTTTGTTATTAATTGTATTGATTAACTGACCTTTGTTGACTTTACGAAATGGCTTTCCGTATAGACCGAACACGATCGCATCAAGCAATGTGCTCTTACCTGAACCATTAGTACCACTGATTAGAGTGGTTGGTTTGGTATCAAAATCGATTGTAGTAAAGTTGTTTCCAGTGGATAATATGTTTTTGTATTTAATTTTCTTAAATTGAATTCGCATTATAAATTAAGGGCCTCATGATATAAGTCGTCGATAACTTGTTTTACTCTTCCTTTATCGACTTGGGTCTCTATACTATCTATATACTGGTGAAGGATTTCTCCAGTGTCTTTTGTTTCGTCAAGTACTTCATCGACTCCAACATGTTCAAGGTTAAGATTATCATCAATCGCCTTGACATCAACCGCACCACATTCACTCATACGACTCATAAAGAGGTCATACAAATAAGCATTGGTACGGTTTTTCACAATCACCTTTACAAATGTATCTTTATATTTGTCAACATCAAAATTAGGTACAGTATCTACTGTCCAATCTGAATCATCATAATCTATTTTATAAAAGACTTTGTTAGGGTTTTCGTGTTTAGTCATCTCTCTTGTTTCTGTATCGAAGACATGGAATCCACGGCTACCATTATAATCTGACCAAGTCATTTCATAAGGAGCTCCGAGGTATTCTACATTTCCATAGCGAGATGGGTGATGGAAATGACCAGAGTAAACATCTTCAAAATTCTTAAATACTTCCATTTCTGTACCGTGAGTACATGGAACACCTTTTAACATCTCAAATCCTTTGACTTCAAGGTGACCCATAACTACATCAGCTTTACTTTCGGCAAGCATCTTATAATTATATTCTGCATTTTCTTTATTAATCCAAGGTAGCATCAAGAATGTTGTTGAACCAATCTCAATATGCTCAGCTTTATCTTCATATAGATTAAAGTGTTTATAGTCTTGCAATAATAGATTCATGCTGTTAATGCTATTTGTATTGGTATAATAGATATCGTGATTACCAATTAAGCAATGAAAATCAATTTTACGTTTGTTGAGCTCATCAAAGAAGAACTCACGACATCTGTCTAAGCTTACGAAGTTAACATACTTTCTTCTATCAAAGGTATCACCAAGGTCAAACACGGTTGTGATACCATGTTCATCTACATAAGGAAAAAATACCTCTTGGAAAAACTTTCTTTGTACCTCATGGAATACTCTACTATCTCCTCGAGCACCAAAGTGTAAGTCAGTTACGATCGCAATCTTCATTTAATCTCCAGTGTTCAGGTCTAATGCTACTTCTGCCTGAGCTTTTTCTTTTTGTGCCATTGAGTTAAGATACGTCATAGCTTCTTGCATTTTCTTTCTTTGCTTTTGGATTTTAGTTTTCTTAGTTGTAGCTCTATCCCATTTAAGACGAGATACTTTATCTCTAAAAACTACTCCGTTGAGATGGTCAAACTCATGCATAAAACATCGAGCACCATAACCATCAAGAGTTCCTGCTTGGTAGTTACCATGTTCATCAACCCATTCAGCTGATACTTGTGATGGTCTAGCAATTTGTAAAAACATATCTGGAAAGCTTAGACAACCTTCTGGAGCTAATTCTGTTTCTTCACCAAACCCAAGTATTTTTGGATTGATTACCATAATGGCAGATTCTTTTGTTTCTCCAATTACAAAACAACGCATGTTTAAACCAACTTGACAAGCTGATAATCCAACACCTTTATGTTTTACCATCAGGTCAACCATTTGTTCTTTTAAATCTGCAGCATCTGCAAATATTTCTTTGACTTTTTCAAAATCAAACTCTTCCAGTCCCTTAGTAAGGATTGGGTCAGTACTTGGTACTAATTTCATAATTTACCTTCTTCTCTCATTTTGGCTCTAATTTTTGTAGCACTAATGTTATGTACATCTGCTCCTAAGTCATGCTCAGTAAATGTATAACCAACACCTCGACCATAACTAATGTCTACGATGTTTGGTACGGCCATAATCATATATTCACGACCTTCTTCATAACCTGCTTCTCCTAAACCCTTTTTGATACCATCAATAACAGCAATCTCACCAAAGGGATTATCTGTCTGTTCAACAGTACGACCAGCTCCAGCATCACCTTCTGTGCCGAATACTTCACGTACCATTATAACAACTTGTCCTGTAATTGTCAAGGCTTTTTGAAATAATTTTGTGTGACCTTCATGCCACGGTTGCCATCTACCCAACATTTGTACTGTTGGTTTTTTAAAATCGAATGCATCTTCCATTTCAAACATTATTCTTTTACTCCAAATTTTATGTGATTATACCATAAGCGTTCATGCCCATAATATAATACAAATTTTATTACTATATCAGCAAGAAAAACTGCGCCTACTGCTTTTTGGGGTAAACCAAAGTATAATGCAATTGAAGCTGTAGTTATACTTGCTATAATTCTCCATGTAACTGCTTTAGCTAAATGTCTCGCTTTTGTTACTTCACTCATATTTCGCTTTAATAACCTTGGCCATAGATACATGAGTATCTTGTCGCCATGTGTGTATAATATGGTCTACAACTTCTGGTTTCTCAAAGATTTTATTAGTATCTTCAAATCTGCCTTCTGTAATTGTATCCATCCACACTGTATAATCTGCATTGAAATCTTTTCGAGCTCTCTCAAAAGGACAAACAAAATCTGTGATAGCATATTTTCCTGCTCGGACTACGCCATCTGCGAGAAATTTCATTCTCATTGCTTGTCTCATACGACCTTCGTCACTAAAATCCCAGTCGTCGTAATGTTCACGTACTTGGTCAGCGTTAATCCAAACACCTTCCAATTCCTCGGCCAACGGTTCTGCAAGATAGCTCTTACCCGAACCAGGAAGCCCGCAAATTAAGATTTTTTTCATTTCTTATCTTTACTTCCTTTCTTAAATTTAGATTCAAAATCATTAATGAATCGACTAATGTACTCAGGTGGCTCATTCATTTGAATAGTTTGTGCATCACTATCTTGAAGTATGCTCTGAGTTAACATGTTCTGAGAAGCTTTAAACTTAATATAAGTCTGCTTCTTTTCTTTTTGAATTCTTCGTAGAAATGCAAACCAGATAATCTGTGTGAAATATGCAAAAGGGTTCTGCGATTTTTCTGGGTCGAAGTTGTGAATATACATTAAGCAATTCTCAATTCCATCTGATATCATTTCTTCTTTATATGAGTAACCAGAGAAATTTGGTTTGGTTGCGAGTCTTGTTGCAATTAACAATATGCACTTTCCAATGTATTCTGGTACTTGTGGGTTTCTATCTCCTGCGTCTTCTGCTTCTTTACATAGAGCTTTATAATCTATTAGAGCAGCAAGTAAGTCAGGATTGTTGACATAGTTTCTTTTTCTTGCCATTTTTATTTCCTTATGTTGGAATTTTTTAAAAGTAAATTATAACATGTTTTGAGGGATTTGTCAACCATTAATTTACCTTGATGAAAATAAATGAAAATAATTGCAAAAAAGGGTTGACAAGTGTAGCATCTTCTGTTATAATAAGGTTATCAACCTTTAAGGCCCACTATAGTACTATATTTCAATAGTGTATATCTTATACGGAAACTGTTCAGCTCCGTAGATTTCAATCCTTTTCTTAAAGTGCTTTAGAGTATAGTTCTCAAAACTTCCAACAGATAAATCATCAGTAATATCATATAGAGTAGCTTCAGTCGAGTCGTCAGCTTTTCTTAATGTTCTACCAATAGATTGTAGTACTTTGATTTCACTCTTTGAACCAGTAGCAAATATCACATTATCTAATCTTTTCAAATTAACACCTGTAGAGAATACTCCATAAGAAGCAAGTATGTCATGCCTCTTTTCAGAATCATTCTCAACTAAATGTCGAATATTCTCACGCTCTTCGCCCTTCGTTCCGCCATATATAAAGTGAAGCTCTCTTCCTTCTTTGCGAAGCAAAGGTTCTAAAACTTTACCATGTTTTTCTACAAGGTCAAATAGAATCAAATTATTCTGACCTTCTAAACTGTGAACGAGATTCTTAATAAAGTTATTTCGTTTCTCATTGTTTACAATAAACTCTCGTTCAGCTGGCCATTTCTTTGTTCCATCTAAATTTTTGAGAGCATCTTTAAATTTCTTTCTTGTTTCATTACTATGAGATAACACGATCGCTTTGACTTTAAAATCAGCTACCGTTCCTTTATCCATAAGCTCTTTGGTATTAACAAATCGTTTAACCTCACCAAAACATCCTTCAAGTACTAACCTATGAGTTTTACTTTCTGATGATTTTAATGTACCTGTAAATCCATGTCGATATTCACAGTCAGTTAATGATTCCATAATCTTCGTTAAGCTTTTTGCTTGGAATGTGTGTGCTTCATCTCCAAGTACAACTTTGAATTGGTCAAACCAATCTTTCTTTAATTTAATAAGTGATTGCCATGTAGATATAACAATCGGTGAGCTAGTATTTTTATCAACACCACCTTGAATAGTATAGATATCATTCTCATCACAACCATAATCTATAAAGTCACCTTTCATTTGGTGGACTAAAGAAATAGTTGGTACAATAATTAATGTTCTGTGGCCGAATGCTTGAAAATAATGTTGTTGTATTAAATAGATTATTAAAGACTTGCCAGATGATGTCGGTGATAGAGATAAAGATCGGCGTTTACGCAATGCGTTAAGTACATATTCTGTTTGATAATCTCTTGGTATAAACTTACAATCGATTTCTTCAGCGAGCTGAGTAGGATAATCGTCATCAAATTCCTCGTCTAATCCAATGTGGTCTGGTACAGATAAGAAATATCCGCGGTCGTCGCAAAACTTTTTAATGTGTGGATATAAACCAACATAGATAATTGGTCGCATTGGTTGGAATAATCTAATGATTCCGTCCCATACTCTATTTTTATAGGCAGGAACAAATTGATAACCTTCTGGTCTGAAACTAAATTGCTCAGCTAATTCCATGAGTGTGCCGCTATCTGCAACAACTTTCATGTGGACTGAATTAATAGGTTCTAAGGTTATCTGTTCACTCATAGCTTAATTGCTAATAATATAAAAATGCCGAATAAAATAATGTTAGTAAAAAAGATTCCGATAGCTAATATCGTATGATACCAAATCCATCTCGTCTTATATGCGTTTTCAATAGTAATTTCTTCTGGGTCAGTATCGTCAGCCATCATGTCAACAACTTTCTTTTGAGGTTGTCGTTCACCTCCGATGGCATTTACATCATCTATAATTTTTTGTGTTTCAGCGAATTGTTTATTGGCTTCTTGTTGAAAGCCCCACTCGAGAAATTTATCCCACCAATTCATTAATAATCACCAGCTTGAAATTTTAACATGTCAATCATATTTTTTACTATAAAATTGCGACTATGAATAGTTCGCACAATGTCTTCTAAAAAGTTTGCATTAGCAGAATGGTAATCAATAGTTAAACTGAGTTTGATAATATCCTTATCTGCTTGAATATATTTATCTACTTCGTTACGCAATACTTTCTTCTGATAAGGCTTCCAGCCATTGTCTTTTAAATCTTCTTCTGCCATTGAGCCATCGTAATATTCACGCTTACGAGCTTCAAGTTCTTTATATTCTGCTTTTAATTTTTTGACACGAAGTACTTCTCTATAAAAGAGATTGTAATATTTGCTGTGAAGCACTGGGATTCGTTTTGATTCTCCGACAAGATTTGTTTCGTCGATTACTGAATCTTTTGCCCATAGGGCTGATATGTCATTT